TTATGTAAGCTTCAAAAAGGTATTCGTCTATCTGAGGTATAAGAAAGTTAGCGTTTCTTAACCCATCTACCTTGTTTGCATGTTGTTTAAATTTATAATGGGCTTCTTTTATTGAAAACATTATTTCATTTTAGCTTTTAAAGCCTCTTCTAGGCTTAAATATAGTGATGAATTTTCTGGTTTTTGTAAGAAATCAATAATATTCATAGTATCTGTTTGAAGTTGCTCTCCATTGAAGAATACTTTTATATTTTCTTTTCTTAACACTGCGTATTGGTACATTTTCTCAACATTGATAGTAACTTCCAATTTTGCTTTATTTTTAGAATCTGACAACTCAATAAATAAATCTTGAATAGCTGCCAAAGTTTCTTTATTACTATTTTCGGTAATTTTAGAATACAACAAGTCTTCTATAATTACTTCCTTCTCATCTCCTGTCAATTTAATACCTAGTGCGGTACACATGTCTCTTTTTTGAGATAGGGTGAGTTTATTGTATCTTTCGTGTAATTTACTTGTTTTTTCACGCTTAGATTCTCTCACAGTAGCGTCTGCTATTTCATCTTCAATGATCCACTCTGCAGCAGGATGTTTAGAAAGAGAAGTCTCTCCTATTACTGTCATTGAATCTGCCGACATAATTGCATAAATCAATTCTTCTGTCGGTTTATTTAGGTCAAGAACTTGAATATCTCTTCCTAATTTAGCCCTGCATTTACTATGAGTAAAGAAAGGGTCCTTTCTATTAGAAGGATCTGCTGAAGTTATTTTTTGATTAGTATACTCGTCATTTAATGCAAGTTTTTTTACTAATTCATTTATTTGTTCATCAGTATATCTACTATTGGTAGGGCCTAGATGGTATCTGTAAGCATTCTCGTCAAATTGTGGTCTAAATGTGTTAGCATTAGCCAAAAACGCATAGCTTTCAGAAGCTTGTCTATAAGCAGGGTCAATATTTACTTGCCAATGCTTATTCTTTTTAATGTTTGGGTAAATTTTTACCTTCTTGTTTGTTAGTGTACTCATTGTTTTGTTGTTTGTGTGATTAATAAAAATAGTAGCAACGACTCAGACTCGAACTGGTTAAACTGGCTTATGAGACCAGAGAGATCCATACCTCCCTCCTGCTATCCTCTATCCAATGATAGAAAAAAGGGTATGATTAGAGGGCTCATACCCTAAGGCCTATAAAGGTTTTATTTTCCTCTTAATACTGCTGGAATCAACTCACCGCATTTTGTAACATCTTTTACCATGATACCTGCGTATTCCATTCTATGTACTGTCCAGAAGTCACCTGCGTGAGACATCAATGAACCTTGGTTGTTACCGTAAGGATTTGACAATCCACCTTCGAAACCATAAGCTACATCTCTCTTAGATTTCAAGTAAGAAATGTTTTTACCAAAACCATCTCCCAATCCGTAGTTAACGAATGTAAATCTTGAAGACTCTGCTGGATAACCATTCTCATCTAGGATAGTGTTGAATGTTACGTCATCATAAGCTTTCATGTGCATAACTGTCAATGAACCCCCAAATTTCAATTTGTATTGAGTATATGGAGTTTCAGTGTAAGACAATCCTGTTGGTCCACCTGGTACCAATGAAGCACCATCTGTTTTAATGAAATAATCTTTCATATCTTTGAAGAAACCTTGAGTTATTTGGTTGATAGCCTCATCAAACAATCTCAATCCAATCTCTCCAGTCCACATTACAACATTTCTTTGATCGTAAGCAACTCTTCCGAAGAATATATCTTGTAAGAAGTCTTTGATAAGACCAATAGAGAAAGTGTTATAGAATTCTCTGTATCCATCTTCCAAAATCTCTTGAAGACCTGGTCCTTGGTTTACAAAGTATCCTGTAGACTCGTCAATAACTGTAGAAGTACTTCTTTGATACATCAAGTGAAGTTCTTTTTCCATTTCAAATTCTTTGTTGAATTTAACCTCAGCAACTGAAGTGATATACATGTTACCTGTATTTTTCTTGCTCAATGCGTTAGCAATTCTTGTTTGGAAAGCTTGTTGGCTCTCACCTGCTTTTCTTCCTGCCAAGATCAACAAATCTGCCTCAGACAAGTTACCGTTCAATTTTCTTTGAGCAGCATCTCCTGTCATTTGGTATTGCTTTCTAAATCTTGTCAATCCAGAACGGAATTTAATTTTACCGATAGCATCAACACTCATTGAACCACCTTTTACAGATGCCTCAGAATAAGTAGAGTGCATTTTCATTACTCTTGTTCCTGGTGTAAACAAACTGTTGTCAACAAACAAGTTTGGACTATCAGTCATCAATTTTACTGTGTACACTGTGAAAGAACCTTCTTTAACTGGAGCTTTGCTTACACGCATGTTGAATTTTTTGCTGTCAGTGAATACCAATGTATCACCTTCTACAAATGTTCCAATGTCAAGTTTAATTCTAAACTCTCTTTGAGCAAGACCTTTTGTCAAGTTTCCTGGTTCAACGTCTTCAACGATAAGAGCTGGTCTGTATCCTGAAACCATGAATTCCCATTCTACTTTGTCACCTTCAATAGTGATAGTGTCAGAACCTTGTGCAAGTTCCAATAATGGTGCAGTACCGTCAAACAATGTTTTCATTGACGCTAATTGACCCATACCGCCTAATGCATCTACGTCTGTTTTAATCAAACCAGCAGCATATAGATTGTTTAAGTTGGTATAGTTCATACCCCAGTTACGATCACCTGTGATCGTAGGAGCTTTTATAATACCGAATTTACTTTGTGATAATTTCATGTTAATTTAATTTTATTTTTGAATATTTAATTTATGAATTCTAATTTAATTGTGTTGGGTTTTGTTTTTCCAGAAGCTCTTCTCAAACTTTCTGCCAACTTGCTTTTTTCTTTACTAGCCACTTCAATTTTATCTGACTTATCTGACAATCCTTCAAATATTTTGTAAGCTAATGCTACCATTTTTTCAGGATCAGAAAGATACTCATTTAATTTTTGTTTAAATCCTGTAGCTCTTCCTACAACCTCTCCCTTATCGTTTCTTATCTCTTGTGGAGAAAAGATAAAATCTTCAAAATTACTTTTTTGGTTTTTAGCAATAACTACATTATCACTCTTACCACTTTGAATAGTTTGTCTGATTTTATTTACACTCTTAATATACTCTTCTCTTTGGATACGAGCATATTCTTGCTGAGATTTGATAAGATCATCTTCTTGTTTCTCTCTGAAAACTTTTAAATCAGCTTGAATCTTACTAGCTTGATTAAATAGCTTTCCTTTTTCTTTATACCCATCCAATAACGATTCTGCCTCTTCTTCTTCAAGATTCTTAACCGAAGTTAAATATGTCTTTACTAGAGCTGTAGCATTATCCTCGTCTTCAATGTCTACATCCACCCAATTTGTTTCTGCGTGTAAATTGATATAATCATCAATATTTCCGCCATGCTTTAAAAAGTTAAGAACACCATCCACTCTAGGATCATCTATTTTATATGAGCTTTTTACTAAATTTAGAGCTCTTTCATCTAAAGTAGCTTCATAAGCTTCAAACAAGGCATCTTCTGATCCATCCCAATCTTCTGGGAGATTTAAAAGGTTTTTCTCTTGTAATTCTGAAGCAAATATTTTTAAAGGATCTACTTCTGAATTTTCTTCGTCATCTTCGTCTGAAGACTCCTCATCTTCTTCTTTGGAAGAAGCTGCTTCTTTCTTCTTGTTTAAGATTGCTTGCTTCTCTTCTTCATTAAGATCAAGATCATCAATATTGTCTTCATCTATTAAATCAGGATTAACTAGGGAAGAGTCATGGTCTTCATCATCATCCTCTTTATTTGTTTCCTCTGTTTCGTTTATAGATTCTATTTTATCTGACAAATTGTTATCATCTAAAAGATCGTCATTGAATTCTATAATGTCAAAATCTAAATTGCTCTCTTGCATATTTGTTTGTTTTATGTGTGTGTAAAATAATTGTTTTGTACTGCAAAATTGAAAAAAAATTATTTTTTTATAAATTATTTTTTTCTTATAATAAAAAAATTAATTGGTGAGCCCAGTGTTTATAAGGGATTAATCTTTTTTCCCTTTTTGTTTCATCATCTGAATTTCTGTTTCAATTTTTTTATTCTGAAGTTGTATCTGTGCTATTTTAGCATCATTAAGCTCTACGCTTGACTCATTTTCGTTTTTTTCCATTTGTAATTGAATCAAATCGTTTGTTCCATCTTGGTCAATATCGTTAGCTCTTTGTAATCTCTGAGCATTCAATTCAGCAGACTTTAATGTTACAGCGTTTCTATCATCAGCTATTTGTTTTTGAGTCTTCAATTCCTCTTGTTTAGCCTGAATCTGCATTTGTTGCATTTGCATTTGTTGCTCTTGTTGAGATTTTTGCATTTGCTCTTCTTTAGCTTCTTTTTGCTCTTGAATTCTAGCAATGATGTTTTTAACCTCTGTAGCATTCTCTGTAGTGAGAATTTCTGTAGCCACTCTTAAATCTCCTCCACTATTTTGGATAATAGGTTGAATTAAGTTTTTCAATTGACTAATAATCTCTGTATCTCTTAATGTATTAGTAATAAATACTTTATAGTTATAATTTGCAAAATCTGCCACCTCTGTATTCAATGTAGCTATACTTAAATCTGAAAGAATATAAGAAGCCTTCAATGGATTTTCCTTATAGATTACTTTACAAATTTCAATATAGTTCTCAACGGTTCTTTCTTTTACATAATTATGCATGTAGAACCATTTCTCAGTTTGATTAGAAGACTGTATAATACTTTGTTGGTTATTACCTATAGACTCATACGGAGATTGCTGTCCTAGTCTACCAGGGTTATAACTCATAGACTGTGCCATTTTTTTCTCAATATACTCTAATAATTGTATTTTTTGATTTATTTCTTGTGCATGAGATAGGTTGATAGATTTCCAATAGTTAGGATCTACACCCATATTTCTTAAATCTCCTTCTTTAGAAGCACTAATTAAAGCCACCTTGAATTTCTTAATATAAGTCATCCACTGTGTAGGAGTCATTTCTTTTGGAATCTGTTCTTGTAATCCTAGCAATACATTACCTATATCGGTCTTCATCAATTCAATAATTTGATTGATAACTACATTATACAAGAACTGCCAAGGTTTTCCTAAGTCAGCAATTGCTATAGGAGCTGAGTTTCTTGCCGAATAAACAGAGCCTGTATAAGGTCCTCTAATTTGAAAAGGATTGTCAACGTCTCTATATTGATTAGGAATAGGTTCAACTTTTATGTAAATCTTTGGATTGGTGAATATTTTATATCCATGCCAGAATTCAGGTATCCATAAAATTTCTTGCTTAACATCTGTTTCTTTGTTAAAAACATAAGTTTCATCCGCAATAGTTTTTTCTAGGGTGCCATTTTCATTTAACCTAAAGATATATTTAATTTTTTTCAAAGACTTCCAAACAACATGTGTGACTCTTAGTCTTCTAATTTTAAAATTATCCGTGTAATTATCTTCCCAAGGATCTACCCAGCTAGGAGTAGCTTCGGAATCTGTAGGATTCATAATAGCGTTAGGAATAATTTCCCACACCTTAGAATCTGAAGGAGAGTTTAATGTAGACTCATATTTGTCAAAAACTTCTCTCTCTTCTTCGGTAATTATATTACCAAATTTTTGATATATCTCGTAAATAGATAGATACTCGTCATAAGTACACCAGTCTGCTTCATCCAAGAAGTCAACATCTTTTGATTTAGCATAGTTGAAATACAAAGGATTACAAGCTCTGATAGTAGGTCTACCATTTAACTCTCCTGTCCAATATACTTCTTCTCCTGTAATAATTACATCTTTCCAGCCTTTATCAAAAACTAATTTAATTCTGTCTGTACGGATATGATATTGTAGCAACTCATCGGTAAGCTTTTCTTCAGGAAGTTTAAATCCTTTAGCCATGTAAGTCTCTACCTCCACTGGAGTCATTTTATTAATGGTTTCCTCAAGCTGTGCATCTAGATTAGCAGTAATTTCTTGTAGCTTTTCTAAATACTGAGGGTCCATTGACGGGTCCATCTGGGCTTTTATTTCTTCCAATCTTTTTTGATTGGCTGCTTTTGCTTTTAAAAGTAATTCTTGTCTTACAATCTTTGAAGTATTCTCAATTAAAAGCTCTCTACGCTTTCTTTGTCTAACTGACTCACTTGTAGAGTTTGTACTAACCACTCTAATATTAAAAGGTCTTTTGATTTCCTCTCCTTCTAGATCGTGTAATACGTTTTGTAATATAGGGAAATGTATAAAATCACTTTGGTTAATCTCAATTTCTGGAATATCCATTCCTAATTCATTCTCAATTATATTCCCTGTATTTATATAACTAGTAAAATCCATTCTACCGTTATATAGTTCGTAGTTTATCTTGAATTTTTCTTTTCTCTCGTTATAATAGTTGTATTGATTGCATAGGTAATCCATTCTCTGCCTTGCCCAGGCATAGTTATCGGCTATTTTTTTCTTATAACTTAGCCTATCACTCCCAGGCATGTTTAAGAATTGTGCGGTTAAACTATCGTTTATTACCATTTTTAGTTTATTTAAAAAAACAAAATTAATTAAAAATTATTTTTTTATAAAATTTATTTTTAATACTTTAATAAGTTGGTGTTTTTTAATTGATTATTATATAAGTCTTTATAAAAATCATTTGAAGTTTTTTTCACAATGTCCTCAGACTCTTTTATAACCATTTCTTTATCTTGCTCTAGCCAAAGCATTAATAAGAGGAAAGCAGACACACGGTCAAAGTTTCCCTTATCATTGTATTGTATAAGCTCTTCTAGTAGTAAATCATCCTTAATAGTATTTAAGTTTCTCACCACTATTTCTCTCTTGGTGCCATCTTCTAGCTCTTCTACATATTTTTTCTTCTCCTCCAACAACCATTGTTGTGCCAATCTTAGAGCGTATTGCTTTAGAGGATTTGTCATAGGGACTCCTACGTCATATTTTAGGGTGGGGTCCTTTATAGCTTTCTCAATTATTTGCTTTGGTGTAAGGGCCAGTATATGATAGTTTCCTGTACGCATACAGTAATTCTTAAAGTCAATAATGTTGTTCTCAAACATTACCTCAGCGTTAAAGTATTTAGCCGCCAATACACAATTCAAATGTATTTCTTCAGGCATGTCATATCTTCCTACCCACCAAGCTACAAGTTCATTGCCGTTATTATCTAAGGTATTATTAGACTTATAAACATAAATTGCCGCTAATGAGGTACCTCCGCCTTCATCTCTAATGGGGTCATATACAATCTTAAAAAGATTTCTAGGTATAATTCCTGCAGGAGGATGCTCATAAAATTCCCAAGCACTTTTTAAATCTGACTTAGTGTCATGCGGGAATCTATCTATAGGCCTTAAATCAAAGTTAGGTTTAAATTTAACTCCTGTAATAAAATCAGGATCTTCCACAAGGCTTCCCACTGTTCTTAAATGTTTTTTAAACTGGTATCTATCATTAGAAGCTTGTTGCTCTCTAAGCATAACAATAGGAAATTTATTACCTGTTTTTGATAGAAACATTTCAGAAGGCTTAATTGGCCTAGACATGATGTACTCATCATAAGCAGAGGTATTATTAGCTTGCTTCTTTTCTTCACGTCTCTCCATCTCAAATTTAAGAGACGTATCTACATCCGTATTGCCATTTTCATCTTTATATGCTAAATTGGTGTAAATAGCTGGAAGAAAGAAGCCTATAGTACCTCTACCTTCATAAACATCTTTAAATCCTAGAAAATCATAAGCTTCAGGGTCTCTGAATATAATCTCAGACTCAATAACTTTCTCCATATCTCCACCTGTACCTAAATACAAGGAAGATCCAAACTTACCTGCCCCCATATCCTGTGTAGACTCATTCGCTCCATGTACGGTGAGGATTTTATCTTCCAAACCCACCTCTTCTACTACTAGGACATTGTAACGACCCCCAACGGCCGCTTGTTTATTATCTTTGTATGTCTCGTGAATAAGCAAAGATCCTGTACCTTCTTTTACTAGAGAATTTCCTATCTTTTTCTCATACTCAAACCTATAAGGATTTTTAGAGTTACCTACCTTCAATGTTCCTGAAAAAGTCCTACTAAAAGGAGAAGGAAAATAATCCCTGTCAAAATACTCCCCAGGAAGGTTCTTTAAAGAGTTTGAGAATTTATCTAAAAGTTGAGAAGATTTTCCTGAGCTGGCCGATCCACAAAATATTTCCACTTTATTCTTACCTGACAGATAATCTTCAACGGTCTTTGCCCCGTCTGATAGCCATTCATGCTCCATTAACGCTGATGCCATAAAGCTTTTTCCTCCAGACCTAGATCCTAACACAAAGAGGTTCAATGAGTTATTTTCATATAAAGGATTTCCTAGTGGTTTTTCATGGGTACCATTAAGATATTCTAAAGGATCTATATAAGTCTTTAATGTGCCGTCCTGCTTATAACAATTGTCAGTGAGGTTATTTAAAAATTTTAGAGGTATATCAGGAAGACTATTATCTAACAATTTATCTTGCTTTAACTTTGCAGTCCAATTGCAGGTATACTCTTCGTCATCCTCAAACCCACTAAAGCCTCTACAAATAAACCAACAATTTAAAATTGTCCAGTTTATATCCAATAGGCTAGGCCTAGATTTGATACGCTGCTTACCATCTTGAATAGTGATGGTATGGTAGTTGGTAAAATAGTTTAATTGAGGGTTCATGTACCTCCAACGAAACCCTTCAGGAGTTTGCTCTTCTCTCCACAGCCCTAAAATAAATTCCTCAAGTTCTTTAGTCCAATATTCAGAATAAGCTGTACTATGGGGGTGTAAAACAGGGTGGTTTTTAATAAAGGGGGTATTGTCATATATTTTTGGAAAAATATAAGAAGTATCTATAATCATTGTCTTGGAGGTCCAGGTTTTATATCTAAAATATTTTTTTGATTTCCAGATAAGTCAGTAAAGTTTTTTAAAAAATTATTCAGTATAAAATCTGTATTTATAGGAATAACTTTAACTTCAATAGTGGGAGTTATAACGTGCTCAAAATCATCAAAATTTTTTAGAGTTTCTCTAATAATTTTTTTTGTTTCTTTTGCGTTATTAATTCCATCTACTTCTATTATCTTATCTTCAAAATCAATTAAGATTATCATCTGTTTCTTGAGGTTCTTGCTTGGCTTTTTCTTCTATTTCTTTTTGCCAAGCAGCTTGTTGGGCTTTGTTATAAGTTTTCATAATACTTGAATACCAAAAATATCTCCCTTCTTTTAAAGAAAGTCTTTCTCCTGGCTTTGGTTGATTATAAATATTGGGTCTGTTTACTGGATACATATTTTTTAGTTTTATAATTTATTGTTTTTGTGTGTGTTATTTATTTTTTATTTGCTTTGCTTACTAATTTCTCAGTGAAAGATTCTTCTCTTCCTCCTCTAGCCCTAGTTTCAATGTTCTCATCTTGGTATTCTTTGTAAACTTTTCCAAAAGATTCCCAGATAAGCTTGGAGTCTTTCATCATCTTATCAAGGGCTTCAAAGGTATCTAAGCTATAAGAAAGGGTTTCTAGGAACTTATTCCTCTCCTCTATCTTATCCTGCCATACCTTCAACTCTCTTTGTATCTTTGTCATCACTACCTTTGGATAGGCATCTATCAAGTCTTCGTGATGGTCAAAATCAAAAGAATCTTCTTTTAAAAAGTATTTTTTAATGTCTTCTGCTCTCTCGTCTTTTCTAAGTCTAATCTTTGGAGACTTTATATCGCAAAAAAG